TTAAAGTATAAGCCATTTGTTTTGTCCTTAGTTTCTTGTAGTTCTAATGTTATTATTTATAAGAGTTTAGTCTGCTAAATAATGTTTTGTGGTATTATTATCATGCTCTGAGAGCGCTATAATAGCATAGTGTAAAACTTTCATTAAGTCTTTTCTATGATCGTCGGTAGAACCTTTTTTACCATATCGCTGTGCATACTTTAGAATATTTCCTATAGTAAACCCAACACCGTGTCCACAATCACTAATGAATTCCGTGGACTGGAATTTATTCCTACTGTAATGTCCAGAGTAGGTGCCATCAATATAAGTTTGGAGCTCTTCTATTAGAGCTCCCTCGTTAAACTTATAATCAATGTCATATTGTTTCATTAATTTATTCGCCATCTGTATGGATCTCCTGTTCAGTTGTTTCATCAACTCCTTCAGCTAATTCTACTGAAGGATCTACCTTGGCGTATAAATCTATAAACGCCTCTTTGGTGTCATCGTCAAACCTGTTAACACAAAGTTGGACTGCTTTAGTCTTGTCTTTGAAAACTGCGTATGCGTTAACAATATGCTCGAGTCTACGTGTTGAAATCAACTCGTCTATGGCACCTTCGTAATATGTCTTACGAATAACATCACTCCAAGTTACAAGATGAGTAGCAAAGTCTTCGTCTAGGTTGTTCACCCTTTCCATTTTCTTCATTACAATCTTTTTCTCGGTAGCCATTGTAGGGTACTCTTGCTCCACAGTAATAGCAAACCTTTCTAGGAATGCCTCATCGAGGATGTTGGCGGAAATAAATTTGCCGTCATCTGAACCTCGACCCTTAGTATTGGCCGTAGCCACTAAGTTAAACCCTGGAGCAGGAGTTATAGTATCGCCTGTCTTCTTGTTGAAATAAGGCTTCCCCTCAAGGATGGCTTGTAAGCACATCAACTTGTTTGAACCCCTATCTACTTCATCAAGAATGAGAACAGCGCCCCGCTTCATAGCGGTGAGGACGGGCCCTTCTCTATACACGACGTTACCATCAACTAGAGTATTTCCACCTATCAAATCGTCCTCATCGGTTTCAATACTTATATTAACTCGTATGGCTTCACGTTTAAGATTAGCACATACTTGTTCAACCATTGTCGTCTTACCATTACCTGATAATCCGCTAATGAAAATTGGGTAGAACATACTTGTAGAAAGAACTGTCTTTAAGTCCTTGTAGAAACCAAACGGGACGAATGTCTCATCTTTATTTGGGATCAAGTTATCTACAGTTACATTCAAAATTGCCTGAGTCAAAATCGCTGGAGCCGGAGCTACCGTTGATTGATTTGTTTGGACTACTGCCAAGGGCACAGCCTGTGCAACTTGTCCACCAAACATTGTAGTAAGATTATAAATCCCACGCTCAACCTTGACTTCAGGTTTGCCGTTTATCAACCACGCTGGGAAGCCAAGTCCAATGGACGCTGCTGCCTCGATGATTGCCTTACGGGTAAATACACCAGTACCGTTGTCTTGTGACTGCAGTGTCTGGATTAAGTTTTCTCTGTCTATCATTTTCATATTGTAGTCCTCACTAATTTATGTTGTTTCTTCATTTTATACATGTATTATGCACTCTTTAGAAGCTTTTGTCAAGCATTCTTTTGAATTCTTTTTAGGGTCTATGAGAGGGGCTATTATAGGGTATGCCTTAGTATACCCTTGGGTACTAAAACCCCTTAGAGGGGTGCTAGTAGAGCCGTTTTTGGTGCTTTTTATCATCTAAGCTACTAACTCTATGATCTTATTGAGGAAAGTCCTTGAACTCTTCTTGGTCTTATTGAAGTTTCTAAAGCCCCTCAGTAAGTCTCCCTTCTTGGCTGACTTCACTATAAGCTCCTCATTCCCTACGTCTAAATCCTTGTTACCTTTAATAAGGAACCGAGCATTGTAACCGAAAGTAGGTGTTACTAAGGTAAACTTGTCTTTAAGAATCTCTTTCCAAGTTGTCTGCTCCCAGTCTCTTGTTACCCATCTAGGAGAGTTCTCACCATCCATCCATGCTGCTGAAAAACATTCTCTGTGGAATGCGTCTTTCTTGCCGTCTACAATGTGGAAGTTTATTACTGTTGAACCTGTAATTCTTTTGTAATGTTCTAGCATCGTATGGATTGAAACACCATCGTATCTGCTGAATGATTCTTTGGATGGGAGCTTAGTTACAACCGGTCCGTCTTTAATTGCTATTTGATCGTTGTATACATAACTGCTACCGTTTTTACCTGTCTCTTCTGAATCTCTGGAGTGATCTCTGTAAACTATTTGGTCTGTAGCGCCGCCGTCTGTTAGGAATATTGTAGTAAGAACTTCAACATTATATTTCTTTTGGAATCTTTCTGCCATTGAGAATGATGACAACACACAATTAGTAAGTGGAGTACCGCCTAGACTTAAATATCTATTTCTGATCTGTCCAAAATAAGTACTCTGATCTTTGCCACCCCATTGTCTGGAATAGTTATTGTAGCCTACTTTCATTAGTAGTAGGTAGCTAACTGCATTTATAAACTCTGACTTCTTACAAGTAGAGCTAAGTAAATGTACTAGCCTAAAACCATCGTTTGTTAAAATCATCTCACCATTAGGTGTGTCTGCTAGAATCTTTTTCTCAACTTCTTTGTTCTGAGAGAATGGACCTGAAGTATCTTCTACCCACTCACCTGAGTCATTGTAAAATCCATCTGAATGTCTATCTGAAAATCCATACACATCAAATGGTATGTTTATTTTTCTGCAGAACAATGCCATGTTAAGCATCTGTTCTATTGTTCCTGCCATTGATCGTTGCATACTACCTGAAAGGTCTACATACATTATTATACCGTGGTTCTTACCATTAGGAACCATTGTAGTTGAGTGGAATAAATCCTCTGTCAACTTGTATGCCCAGAGCTTGTCCTCATTCAACTTACCTGTTTTAGAAGTTTGATTCTTCTTAGAAGATGCTGCTGCCTTCTTCATCTCAAATTGCTGAGCCATTGAAGCTATAATTGGATTGGAGTTTCTTATGAACTCTTGGTACATGCCATTAGCAATAGCCTTGTACTCTGATTTTGGAACGTCTTGTGTGTCCCAGTAGTCTGTACCAGTAACCTTCTGTAGGTCTATGGACTTGTCCCAGTCATATAGGTTGTCCATTGAGATGACTAGTTCATCACCTTTAAATCTTTTTGGGAGGGTCAAGTAAACTATTGGCTGAGCATCAAGTTGAACCAATGTTTCTTCATTAAGTCTAAACTCATCATCTGTAATTGACTTCTGTCCACCTTGGCTTAGGAAGTCATGCATCTTTTTAGTTTCTTTTATTTCTTCTTCTATCTTTGCCTGCTTCTTCTCAGCCTCTTCTCTCGCTTCGAGGTATTCGTTGTTAGCTTTTTGCTCAGCTTCTTGCTTTGCTCTTTGCTTTTCGTATTCTGCTTGACGTTTAGCTCTTTCTTCTTTATACTCCTCATTTTTACGATCCCAATACTCATCGTCTGTCTCGTCTTCGCCTTGCTCACCGCCTGGTGTGCCTGGTTTTGGGTTTCCGTCTTCATCTGTATCTTCAGATGAGCTGTTGCCTTCACCTGCTTCGTCGGACTCTTCTTCTTCACCTTCTTCGTCTGAAGATTGATCGCCAAAGTCACTACGCTGAGGTTCACCTTGTTGTTCCTCGCTTAATTCATCTAGGAGATCTTGAAGTTCTTGTTGAAGTGGCTCCAACTCGTCTTGTCTTTCTTCTGATTCTGCTTTAGACATGTCAGCCAGTTCGAGAGATAATACTTTAACATCTTCCCAAGTTTCTGTCTTTGCAACTCTGTCTAGAAAATTCTGTTCGTCAGCTGTAAATTTAAGACCTAGTAAGTGGCCTATTTTAAAGTGAAGGTTAACTCTGTCTACGAATGGGAGTTTAGATAAGTCTCTTCCTTTAACACCAAAAAAGTCTTTGTCGAATAATTCTTGGTACCCTTTATGAAATGACTTTGTTAGTCCAGGGTATTGGGCTTTAATTTTTCTTTCAATCCTTGCGTCTTCTATAATGTTGTAGAAGGCTTTAAGATTAGGAGTATCACAAACCGCATCATGCCATCCTTCCTCAGGAGTGTTACGAGCATGGCCAACTTCATGTCCAATAAACAAATCATATAGATCGTTTGACATCTCTTTCCAAACTGGAAGATATAATGTACGAGCCTTGACATCAAATGCCGCTGTACTCATCTTAGGATCATGTACAATACTGATGTCTTCAGTAGCTAATAGCTTGGCTAGTATTGTCTTTGTTTCGATTTGATTCATAAAGTCCTCACTTTGTTTGTTTTCTTCATTTTATAGTACTATTATGCACTCTTTAGAAGCTTAAGTCAAGCACTTTATGAAATCTTTTCTCCTGTTATATCAGTAACTTACGTCAAAAGTTATAGATATTTGCCTTCCACCTGCTCCATATCCAGGGATTATCTCGAATTCATTGTCGAAAAGGTCCTGAATCTGTATGCCAAGGCGTGTTGTTGGGTTAATCCAATTACCGTAGTTGATTGAGAATACTGATACATCATCAATTGGCCTGCCAATATAGTCCAGTCCCTTATCAAATTCGCCTGCGTACTCAAATGACACATCACCATATGGTGCCTTTGTAACTGTCCAAGCAAACATTGTTCTATACTTAGCCTGAGAGGATACATCTGTATCAATCAATCCAACATAAGCAAAGAACTCACCAACGTCTGTCATGTATGTTTTTCTAATGTTCATACCTCTAGAAATGTAGTTGCCTGTATTAACATACTGCTGATTAGCGCTGTCATAATCTATACCTTCAGAGAAGTCATAATAGAATACTGATACAAGATCCCAACCAACTGTTAGTCCAATTGCTTCCTCACTTGATAAATCGGGGCTTGCTACAACATAGTCATCACCGTATCGTTCGTAAAGACTAGGACGCCTAACACTATTACCTAATGATATATTAAACTTACCTAGCTTAGTACCAACTCTAATTGTGTGATCTCCTTCCTCAGTTCTAATACCTAACCCTACATTATTATAATCGTAATTCAAGTAACCAGCTACTGTGTCTCGCCAGTAGCCTAGCGTTGCTGTATCGTATGACTCTCTTTGTGCTGTTATACCTACAAGTAGTCCTGGCATTATCTCTTTGTTTACATCACTATATATTCTATCTGATTTAGATTCCCAGCCCGTATTATGTTTGGAATCATCTAAGGTATATCCGAATGTAAAGATATCATTTCTTAATGAGGTATCTACTTTGTATCCTTCTTGACTACAATCGTTTGAGGGAGTCCACCCTACCCAACAATTATCATAATCATATTTGTATTCTTGGTAACTAGAAACTAGTGTCCAGTCTTTGTACTCTCGTTTTGTTTTAAACGATATTGTTTCAAAGAAGTCTTCTTCTTCATTGTCTGTTCTTACTGAACCATTAGATCCTTTGTATGCTGATAGTTGAAAGTTCTCATGTCCTACTACTAGGTTAACTAAACCATCACCGCCTTTATAAAAAACAGATCTATCGAAGTTGTCCTCAATAAGAACTACACCTCCCATAGATGAGCTACCATATAATGCTGTTGGTCCTTGGTATATTTTATACGATTGGAATAAAGGAATATCTAATCCTATATTATACCAACCGGAACCTGGATCGTTTACAGGGATCCCGTTTCTATATACTGCTGTATGTTTTGCGTCTGTGCCATTTAGTTTTGGTGCCATGAAGCCACCAACACCACCGGGGGTGTATAACATCGTAGGGTGTAGTGCTTCTATTGCAGATGAATCCGTTTCCGGATCTGAGTCTGTAACAGATATCGTTGCGCCTACAACTATTACTTCTTCTATGTCTGAGGCGTATACTGTTGTCGTAAAAAATCCTACAAGCAATAATGCAAGTAGGAGTTTAGTGTTATTAACGTTCATTTTTCTCCTAATTTATTTTATTATTATTTAGATAGAGATTCTATCCATTTTTTACATCCTTTGATTCCGTAACCAAAAGAAGCACCTGCTTCACCGCAGGGATAATGCTTAAGATAAGCTTCCCTGTCTGTAAGTCCTCGATTTCTCTTTTTCCTAGGGAGGTCCATCCATTGACAATACTGTCCTGTTCCATCCACATAAAAACATGTGTTGTATGTAGGCCAGGATGTCTTTCTCGATGGTTTGTTTATTGGGCTGATGGGAGGTATAATTACTGTCCCGTCAGGCAAAATAATTGTTGCATGGTTTGGGACTCTTTTATCCTGTTTAAATTCATTAACAAGAACACCCCCAATAATAGATCCTATGATGAGGTTATTAAATTCTGCATCTGCTTGTGCTGGTTGCGAAAATACACCTACTAGTAGTCCTAGTAATGCGCCTGCAATAAAAGTTCCGTATCGTAGTCTCATTATTTATCCGCCTTATCTTTTAGGAGTTTTTCAATTCTCCTTTGCTGTTCCTTTATCTTTTCTGCTTGGTGCATTATTGTGAGGAACTCTTTATCTACTTCGCTCCTTTGTGGAAACTCTATTACTTTATCAGCCATATATTCTCTCCTTTATTTACTATAAGACTAAGTATACTATCTATTTAACCTTTTGTAAAGTACTCTTCGTTGTTTTTGGTCCTTTACTTTTCTTGTTAGCAGCTTTGTTTCTAAGTTCTAAACGCTTCGTAACTTGGTCTGGTGTCATCCAATAATCCTTACCTCTTATCATCTCTTCAATTTCTTTGTCTGTAAGGAAGTCCTTGTACACTTGTTTAAAGAGTTGAGTAGCCCATTTGTTATCTGCCATTACACTCTCTAGTTGTTCATGTCCTTTACCCCAATTACCTGAGCTGTAAGTATGGAACATGAAGTGAGAATGATCTGATATCTCACATACATCTGCACATAAGAATATTAGAGTGGCTGCTGACATACACATGCCTTCTACCGAGGCAACTACTGTTGCTGGGCATTGGGATATAGATCTCATTAACTGAATAGCTGTAAATATTTCACCACCAGATGAATTGATGTGAATAATAACCGCATCGTTCTCACCGGCTTGTCTCATTAACTGGTTCCAATCCTGATACTCTTTAGCATCTGTAATTGTACCTGTTAGATAAAAGTCGTATACTCGTGCCAGTGGACGTTCATATGCGTTTTGTAATTGTAGGGCTTTATTGTTAGACTCGTTCATAATATCTCGTTACCGCCTTAATCTTTTCAATCTGTGTATCAATGATAGCCACTCTGTTAGGCCAATGTATATATTCCTTTTCAGGATTCTTTTGCAAATTGTAAAGTAGAGGAAGAACAAGATCTTCTACGTCACGAAGTTTAGTTGCCACGTCGGACTCAATTAACGCTCTGTGTTCGTTAACCATTCCAGAGTTATCAGCTTGTAGAATTTTTGCTTCTAACTGCGTGAGTTTATCTAGTAATTTATCTGTTTCAATAGAAGGAGCAATAGCCTGTTGAGGGTTTAAATTCTCTGGTTCGTCTACTGCTGTAAAGCCAAAATCGAAAGCGTCTGCCATGATGTCTCCTTATTATATATTATTTATAACTACTTCTTAGGAGAAGATAGCCTTTGGTATTTCTTAATCTTTTTATCTATAGACTTAAGAGCTCTTTTAATTTTCTCTTTAGACGCTCTCATAGTAAAGTTCTGTCCGAGCATGTGATCGTATTCATGTTGTATTACTCTTGATGTAATACCTTCATACGTCTCCATCTTTTCTTCACCTAACTCGTCCCAATACTTAATCATACATACTGTAGGTCTTGAAATCATTAACCACAGTCCCGGGAACGATAAGCATCCTTCTTTCATTGCTTCTGTCTCTTTACCTACACCCATGATCTCTGGGTTAAAGAATGCCTTTTGCATTCCATCAGGTTGTCCGTCGCCAATTACAAACACCTTGGCGTCTATGCCAACTTGGTTAGCAGACAATCCTACTCCACCTAGTTCAGCCATTCTCTCTAACAAACGAGCCTTTAGTGCAGGTGCATCGTTGCCTTCAAATACATAAGGAGTAGGAGGTGTTCTAAGTTGAGGGTCTGCAAAGTTTATAAGCTCTAGTGGATCTACTTCCGTTGCTTCTTGTACTTCTGTCAATTCCATTTCTTCCATAATTAATTTCCTATTGTTGGTCGTTTATCGTCTTCAATTATTCCGTCGTAACCTTTGAATCTATAGTATACTGTTATCTCTTCGCCTGACTTAATAGGCATAGTAGCATACAATGTTCTGTCACCTGCATCAGTAGTAATAAAACAGTTTGGATTCTCACTATGATTTATAAAACCTCCGAGGGGCGTTCTAATCCATTCATGTCTGTCTCTGCTGTGTACTAACACATGGGTCTCACCAAAGACCGTACCGGCATCAAAAGATTGCTCTGCATGTAATCCTAAACCTTCGATCTTACTCTTCTTAATTGTAAGCCCTATAGGAAGTGGTCTGTATGTTGCGTTGGTATTAATTTTCATCATCCAACTTAGCTATATATTGTTGGTAACCACCAATTGATTCTCCGTCTACTATTATCTGTGGGAAGGTTCGAGCAGTTGGAAACTTCTCAAAAAACTCTTCCTCAGTATAGTCTGCATCTAACATGAAGTATTCATGGTCTATGTTTCTTTGTTTGGAAATATTCTTAGCTGCATCACAATATGTGCATCTAGACTTTCCATATATTTCTACCTTCATTTTTATCTCCTTCTTAAAAATCTTATCCCAATTATCTGAGTACGCCTTATCGTTGGCGTTCCTTCTTTTGGAACCCTTACCACCGTGCCACTGGCTCACTTACTAATAACAGAATAGTTCTGTCTCTTCTCAAACCTAATAACAGATCTAAATTTATCAAACAACTGATCACCCTTGTGTGAGATTACAAATACATTCGTATCATCACCTATAGTGTTCAACAGTTGCATCACATAGTCTGTTCCATTGTTATCTAAACTACTATCAAACACTTCATCTAATAGTAGTATGTTTGTACTAGCGCTGTTCTTCATCTTAGCAATCGTTCGCCATGTAAACACTAGGGCTAAATCTATTCTTTGTTTCTCACCTTCACTAAAAGATGCGTAACTAAATTTGTCTCTGTGTCTAGACTTAATAGTCTCTTTAAATGTGCCGTCTAAATCAAACTGCACAAAGAAGTCCATCGCTGCTAAATATTTGTTTACAAGTTTATTTATTATAGGTAGATAGGCTTTTATGATTTTTGTTTTAATACCGGTATCCTTCAGCATAGACTGTGCGACGCTGTAGTACTGGCCTGTTTCACTTAGCTCTGTTCTGTTTACTGTTTTAGTTATAGCTTCTTTAGCTAATGTTTTTAATTTCTTTCTTTCGTCTGTAATGTTACCTACTTTAGTTTCAGTATCATTTAATTCTAGTTGTAGTCGCTGTTGTATTCTTTGTTGTGTAATGATCTCATTATTAGACTCCATAATCTTACTGTCCAACTCTGAAACCTTTGCTACAAGAACTTCAACCTCATCATACTTTATATTCAATTCTGTAAGAGCACTATCAAGAGCTGAGATCTTTGACTTATCTCTTGTAGTTATAGTCTCCTTGTGTTCGTGTTCTATGCCTTGCTGACATGTAGGACACTCTTCATTTGAATCAAAGAATTCTATTTGCTTTCTGTGTGAACTGATTTGTCCTTCAAATTTTGTTCTATATCCTTCAAGTTGTCTTTTCTTTTCTGAAACAGTACCAATCGCCTGCTTTGCCTCTGTTGTCTGTCGAACCTCATCTTGAGCCGTCTTGATCGCATTATCAGTTTCCTTTATTGTTTCTACGATTGCTTTAACCTTAGAGGACTTATCGTCTTCTAGTGTCTTGATATACTGTTCTTGTATTGTAGCTTTTTGTTTGGCTACAGTCAAGTCTCCTTCAACTATTCTTTTCTTATTTTCCAAGTCTGCTAGTTTAGTTTTTAAAACATCGTTCATAGATGAGAATATACTAATGTCTAATATGTCCTCAATTATCTCACGTCGAGCACCCAGGTGTAACTGCATGAAGGGAGTGAATGATGCACTACCTAACATAACAATCTGAGTAAACGATTTATAGTTAAGTTTTAAAATAGACTCTTCCAAATACTTCTGGAAGTCTCTTATGTTAGCGTTCTTATCTAACTGATCGCCGTTAATCTCGATGTCGAAAATCTTTGGGATCTCGCCACGCCTAATGAGATAATTCTTACTGCCTATACTAAATTCTATTTCTACTAACAGCTTCTTCTTATTTATAGAATTAATTAATTGGGGCTTGGATACAGATCTAAATGGCTTGTTAAACAATGCGAACGTTAATGCATCTAACATTGTACTCTTACCACTGCCGTTCTCTCCTAGTATTAATGTGCTAGGTGAATGATCAAACTTTATTTCTGTCCATGCGTTGCCAGTAGATAGAAAGTTTTTCCATCTTAAATTTTTAAATATTATCATAGAGTGTCCTGTGCCTCAATGTATAACGACTGTAATAGATTCTTAACTCTATGTTTATCTAAGTCTGTCTCTACTTGGTCTACATAATCTTTTAATAGTGTCATTGTATCCTCCAAGTCTATGTCCTCACCTAATGCCTCGTCCTCAAACTCTGAAAAGTCTTCAATAATTTTTAAGTCTATTAGGTTACATGCGTATAGCTTGTCTACGAAATGATCAAACCTTGTGAAGTCTGTCTTCTTACTTACAATTAGTTTAACACAACCGCCGACAATAGAGTTAAAATCAAAATTGCTAATATCATTGACACCTTCGAAATCGTTATCGTTGTAATAAATTTTGTGGAAGAGTCTAAACGGGTTGTCGCTGTAAGTAAGATCTCTTTTAACCGTGTCGAAAACGGCAAATCCCCTGGGATCGTTATAGTCAGACCAAGTAATTTCATAAGGGTTTCCCATATATGTAATGTTGCCTCGACTATGACGGTGATGGAAGTGGCCACTAACGACAAGATCAAACATGTTAACAGAACTAGGATCCATCCCATGAAGATTAGGCATTCCAGGAAGCATGTCATAACCCGCGAACTCAAAATGTCCGAAGCAAGTCTTTGCATCGGTTCCTTGTATTGCTTTAATTGTTTCATCATAATTTTCACCACATATCCATGGGAGAAATAATACCTTCTCCCGATCTAACATTATCTCAGTTGCTTCCTGATACAATGTAACGTTATCGTATCCCCCTAACAATAAGTTAGGAGAGTTTACATCATTTGTATTTTTAAAATATGTATCATGATTGCCTGGAATCATATGTACATCAATGCCTAGCGATGATGCCTTATCAAAGAAGTATCTCTTACAAGACTGTAATGTATTAAAGTTTATATACTTACGTCTATCAAACACATCTCCAAGATGGCAAATTGTTTTTATATCTTGCTCAACTAATTGAGGAAAGAAAAATTCATCATAAAATTTGGCAAAGTAAGCATCGAAAGCTAGGCTATCTGAGCGTGCACCAAAGTGTGTGTCTGTTACAAGAGCAACCTTCATAGATTACGCCTCGTATATCGCGCTGTTAGCTCCGTGTTCACGAACCTCACAAGACGTAGCGAAACATCTACCACCACTCTTTTCAGATACCAAGTTGTCTGCAAAATGAAATGCCTGCTCAGCAAACTTCTCACAACCTACGCCATTCATAACTCTCACTTCTGAAAGTCCTCTAGCTTCTGTTTGTAAAAAGAATTCCATTTCAGGATCGTCTTTTGCTACTGCGTGCTTGTGATCAAAGTTATCTTTTAGCCATGCTTTAAGTTCTTTCAAGTCTCCAAAGTCGACTACCCAATTTTTGTCATCTAAAATATTACAACCAAATGTAAATTTAAAAGATAAAGCATAGCCGTGTAGTAAACTACAATGGCTGTGTAATGCTAGTGGTTGTCTAAACATACAGGATAATCCTTCTTCGTGTCCGTATGTCTTAGTTGATAAGTATTTAAATTCTTTCATTATGTAAGCTCCTTATATAGATTAGTAGCTGAAAAGTATTCTTTTTCCAGCTTATCTCTGTTTGTTTCAATGGCCGTTTGTACTGCCTGGTGTTCAAAGTTTGTCATCAAGTCTGTTATCTTCTGACATAACTCTTCCTTATGGTCCTGGTATGTCCTCCAATCTTCAGCCCAATCTGATGGGTATTTAAATATGTCATCATACATTTCCATATAAGAAAGTCTATTAGGAACTAATGGAATCCCACCGCCTCTTAATATCTCATAACAGCTGATGCCTAATGTCTCTTGATTGTTTGCTGAGAATACCATTTTAGATTCTTCGATAAGTCTGTTGTATTCTGGTTTTGTAAGATTGTAATCATTACAATTAATAAATTGGTATTGAGGTAATTCCTCTGCCAGATCTAGAAATATATCTAGTTGTTTTTCTGGTGCGTTTCTGTGAGGGAATAGAATAATATCTTTCTTTTCTGTACCTGGATTTATATGTGTATTAAGATACTCCATAGGCCATCCTGTTCTTACAATTTTACTTCTTAAATATTCCTCATCTTGTTGTCCATCAAACATTACAGTAGCAAACATACCAATGTGAAATTGAGATGCAAAATAGTTTCTATCGAAAGCATCAAACATAGCATACTCTGTATGTCTAACCCACTTCTTATTTCCTATACGTCTACCTAAGAAGTCATGTGCATCGTAACTACCTGCGTGCCATAAACCATGTGTAGTTATATCAACGTTCAATAACTCTGCCATGTATTTAAGTTGTAACACACCAGGGTGCCAAGCATCTGCAAAGACAAAGTGATCTCCATCTTCTACTTTTTCTTTCTGAAAAAGATCTGCTATAATTTTAACTTGTTCAGACTTATAAATGTTCGTGCCTGCAAAGTCTAAGAAGGCACCGGGAGTGGTGCCATTTGCTATGTCTTCTGGTCCTTCTATAACAGTAACGTCCTGTCCTGTTCTATCAGATATTGACTGGGGGAACTCGTCTTTCCACTGAGCTGTATATCTAGTCTCTACATATTCTAAATCAACTAAATAAATCATTTTCTATTATCCCTCCATTCTCATTATCCTCGTATACTTCAACTCTAACAGGTCTGTTAGGATACTGTTCTTCTATATAATTTATAAGAGCTTCACCTATCATTTCACAAGACTGGTGGTCTAGTTCGAGGACTGCGGTAGAGCTGTCTACTTCGTCATAAAGTCTTTCTAGTTCACGTTTAAATTGTATGAACTCTACATCTCTGTCGTTATGTTCTACACCGAGTGTTACATAGAAATGGAACATGTGTCTGTGAGGATATCCTAAAAAGCTAACATCGTCCCATTCACCTGTAGCATACTTAGGATTTGTATCTGCTCCTGGGAAAAAATGTACTCCCTCTTTTTGGAAGCTTACTTTTATGAAGCGGTTCTTATAAGCCATGTTGGTTCCTCTCTGTTTGTATATTTAGCAAAGTCAATTTTGTATTTGTTGTAATACCTGCGATAAGAGTTGACTACACTCTCACCTTTTACATCGTCTGGCATTGCCAACGGTAATCCTTTTACATCTGCCTCACTAGCAAATGGAATATTTTTAGGTGCGTACTTCAAAAGATGTTCTAATTTTTCTTGTGTTAAGTGAGTACGCCCATACCTGTGAGTATATTCTTTAGATAGTTTATACCATAGATCATATAGATAATTATAATTGGCAGAGCTACTTCTAACCCAGATACCATCTGGGTGGTTAACATGGCTTGCCTTATATAATGTAGATTCCATATTGTTATTACTATGTCTCCATCGCTTGATAGCTCTACCGTTTTTTGTTTTGTCTCCATATAAATCTCCGTCTAATACTCTATGTGCTGTAGACATTAGTTGTGCGTATTCAATTACCATTTTAACAACATGCTTATCACAATGTTGTTCTGCACATAGTAGTGGGTTTTCATTAAGTAAAAATATGTTCATTCAAATAAATCCTCTAAACTACTAGGTGCCTCCGTACCAACAGCCATGCTCTTCATACTGCCACCTAAATACTGGTTGTTTTCCCAGGCATCGTATTCTTCACGATTAGTTACATTGTACAAGTTTCTGAACTGTCCGTCAAGTTTTAACTTACCCGTAAACTTCAATAAGGTATCCTTGTCTAACATCATAGATTCTAAGTGTGCCATAAAGTTTCTAATGGACATTAGGATAAATGCTGTCCTAACATAGATCCAAGTGTTTAAGTTGCCATATTTCTCTTTAGCTTTTAAGGAAGGTGTGTTCATAAGCTCGTGAAATTCGTCTAGATCTACGCCCAATTGGACTGTTTCCTGCACGTTATTGTACATTTCACGATACAAATTAGACATTTTCCTATTGAACTTAGTTGTGCCTTTACCCATGTAATATAAACCCGTCTCAACCGCCCTGCTGTGTGTAGTAGAGTCATATGATATTTCTACATTGTCATACAAACCGTTCTGACAAAAGACTAAGTAAGGAAGCATACGTCTGATACTACCTACTCCCAAGACGTGTAAGTGCATGATCTCTTGTGGCCATATCTTAGCAATCTCAGAGGCAATAAAGGCTCTTTTAACATCTTCTAATGGGCCGGTGCCTAGAGCCGCTGCTCCCATTGCAACACCACCAATTCTATCGTGCCATTCTGATGGTACTTCTTCCATTAGAAGCTCATACCATCTAAGGTATGTATCAATACAGTTACCCTGTAGGATAATATAAGGTTTACATGTACTACCTGCTTTATCAAATATTTCTAATTGTCTTTTAACATTTCTACCTGTCTTACGAGCCAGTTCTTCATAGTTCTCAAAGTCAAAGAACCTAGCCTTTGTATCGTTTCTATCTGACTTACCGCCTGTAAGGATAACAGGTATCTCATCAAAGCACATGCCAACGTCTGCCCACTTGGCTTGGTTCTCATATACTTTATCTTTTAATTCATCTGTAATTACCATACCTTGGGTAACAATCTGTAGTCCACCTGAGTCTGCGTGGATCTCATTTACATGAGGCTTATATACTGTGAACCTTTCACCAAAGCTTGACTCTGTATGTGCGTTGTAAAGCATAGAAAACTTGTGGCTATGTACATCAGTTACTAACTTGTCTATAAGCATGTTTATTATCTGGGAGTTTGTCTCGTCTTTTGCTACACTAGGATTACTAAATCTCATATAGCTAGTACCCGAAACAACATAGTCTAGTTTTCTATTTTTAATCATGATCTAAGAATCTCAATTAACACCTTAGCTTCTGCTGTTGCATCGTCTAAAGCATTGTGGTTATTTGCCTTGGGCAATCTTTTATTCAATACATTCATAAGAGTTCGTAAACAAGATATGTCCCAGAACTTCCAGGGTATGTCTACGTTCACTGCTTTCATTGCACTCTCTAATATAACAATATCAAAGTTGGCACCGTAACCCCATGCTGGGAATGATTGTGTGCCGTACCAAGACACAAATTTGTCTAGTGCTTCTTGTAGATCAACAGGATCTTTTTGCCAAGCCTCTCTAGCCTCGACAGTTTGTTCTTGCCACCACTTAATTGTACCAGGATCTATGTGTAGTCCTGCCTCTTTACATGACTTAGCATCTACATTAATATAAAACGTATCTACAATTTCCATGTTGTCAATTAGTACTGCCCCAATAGATACAATACATGCGTTAGGTTCTGTACTTAGAGTTTCTAAGTCAATTACTACATGTTTTTTAGATGTGTCCATTGCCTATTTCCTGTAATTTAATATTGTCCATAAATTCTTGTTTAAGATGTATGTTAGTTTTTAACTCACCTTTAACAACCGTTGTTTGTGTAGAACTATTACTTGCCATTATGCCTCTGTTCTCACAGCAACCATGTCTCGCTCTAATGTAAACTGCTACACCCTTACTTTGTGTAAGTTTCTCAATACGTTCTGCTATCATTTCTGTTAGCTCTTCTTGTAAGTGTCCGCGATTTGATAAGTGCTGAGCAACTCTTGTGTACTTGGACAAACCAATAACAAAGTCACCTGGCAAACACCCTATGTAACATACACCACTCACTGGTTGGTGATGATGTGAACACATCGATTTAATATTCATTCGTACAACAATTAGTTGATCGTACTGGCCTTCGTTAGGGAAAGAAGCTATCCTAGGATCTGGTAAATACCTACCACTCATTATCTCATTAATATACATCTTTGCCAAACGATTAGCTGTACCTTCTGAATTTGGATCATTGTCTGTGTCTATAATAAGACTACTTAATACTCCTTGAAACTTACTTGCCAACTCGTCTATAAGTTGTTGTCTCTCATAGTCATCTAATATATATTCTGAAATATTATCAGCGGCAAAGTAACGTTTACCGTCTGCCTTTAGTCTTGTCTTAATTATCTCGCTCATTAAATCTGTCATTATTTTTTCTCCCACGGAAATACTAACCATTGTGTGTTATTATACAGAGTCTTACCTACAAAGTCAAGCTCCATTGTACCAATTTTATCATAAAGTACCGCCCATTGGCTAGTAGGCATGTACTCTTTTATCTGTTGTATTGTTAACCCAGAGTCACATATATCATCTACAAATATCAGCTCGTCTACGTTCTCTTCTAAGTTAAGTAGAGTTGGTACATCTTTATCGCTACCATCTCTTGTCTGCCATTGTAGAGCTGTAAAAGGTATGTCTAACATCTGAGATATCATAACCCCTGGTATAAGTCCACCTCTACTAATGCCTATTACTCTTTTATATTCTCTCTCACCTATTCGTAATGCCAACAACTGGACAATCTTTTCCATCTGACTCCAGTTGATATACATTTTAGGCTCACTCATATTTTTACCGCCAGTACAACTAGGATACATAGCTGAATTATAATAACCAACAGTAACTCTAATGCTAAAATTGTGTGATACCATATCCATCTTGTTTTATATGCTGTATCTATTGATACGTCTGCTGGATCTGGATCTAGCCATTGTTCCTTCGGTATCGCTATCGGTGAGGTGCCTCCCCACATTACTTCTTTAAATCGTTTCCACATTTTATGTCCCCCATGCGTTGCCGAAGAGATCTATATGTAATCGAGGACTAAATTTATATCCAGTCTTCATACATGCCTCTGCTACGTCTTTTGCTGTTAGTGCTTGTTGTTCCATTGTTGCGCCTTCTGGCATACAATATACCGAATGTATCTGTACCCCACTTTTCTGATACTGTAGAACAAAATAGTCTACCTCAGTAAAGTCTTTTATATCACGAACAACAAATTTGTTATATAGAAAGCTGTTATATACCTGATTCATTGTAACCAGTGCGTCTGGAATACATGCCTCGTCTTGCTTTTCACCACTAAGGCTTAGCTTAGGAGATGTACTCCATGTTACATGTACTTTATCGTGGTTCGCATTAAAAAACTCTACTAGTGCTGGTGTAACCTTTTGTGTGCCATTAGTCTCAAACGTTACATTCTTTAATCCTATGTTCATACACATTTGTATGAGCTCAGGCCATACTCTCTGCCAGCCTAACAAAGGTTCACCACCTGTAATAACTAAATGTATGTCTTCCTTCTCATCAAACTTCCCATTAGGTAGTAGGCTGACGATATGTTCAAATACCTCATCAGAAGTCTTTGTCATTTGTAGATGCTTATATTTCATAGCCCATGAAGCAGAACTATCACATCCAACAGGTGTAACTGGAAGTTCTGATATGTCTTTGTAAGCGTCTGGATGATTTTTATCGCCCTTAGGATCTAACATGTAGGGCATCTGATCTGTAGCAAGGTAGTTGCCACGTTCCTGTCCAAAGCCTGCACACTCAAAGTTGCAACCGAAAGTTCTCAAGAATACACTAGGGACTCCTACGAATCTGCCTTCGCCTTGGATGCTATAAAAAGCTTCGCTGTATCTAAGTTTTGATTGTTTCATAATATGGTATTATATATAAGTCCTAGGTAGAAGTCAAGACATAAATTCGTCGTTTGGTTGACCGTTTTCTTCAATTACTTTCTCGGTGGGGTTAAGTGCCTCTGCTTCTGCCTCTGCTGCTGCCAAAGCCTCTGCTGCTTTAATTTTTTCGTCTAAGTATTTAGGTCTACGTTTAGGCATCTTCTTGCCTTCGTTCTGTTTGTCTGCTTTAATATTATCTGCTTCAGCTTGTTCAATAATATTTCTCATATAACCTAAGTAGTCGTTAGTGTGTTCAGTACCGTCTGCACTATTCTCTAGAATCTGTTCAATGTCTAACGATTTAATGTACTTGAACTTTGTTTCCATCTGACGCTTCTCTTTCTGAATACGTCTAATGAATGCGTAGTATGTTATTTGTGTGAAGTAAGCAAAGGGATTAGATGATTTTGCTGGATCAAAGTTGTGCATATATGTAAGACAGTTTTCAATGCCGTCTAGGATCATTTCATCTCTGAATGTATAGTTTACAAAGTTTGCCTTGTAAGCTAAATGGTTTGCAATCTTAACAAAACATTCTCCGATGTAGTTTGTTACACGTGGTTTTTCTTCACCACTCTCTTCTGCTTCCAACCTGGAAGTACGGTACTCAGATATCCTTGCTAAGAATTCTTTGTTGTCAATGTAATGTGCCGAGTTTGGGTCACGTCTTTTAGCCATAATATATACTCCTTAATGTATTTGTTTTTTATCTATTGCTTCTGCATAATCTAGTAATTCTTCTAGCTCCTCAAAACTATTTTCTTCTTGGGGAGCCTCTTCTTCTTCACCGATAAAACTACCGGTCCAGTTTGTTGATTCAAGATAAATCTGATCAACCATTCTATGATAACCTTCATGGAAACTTAGTTGTAATTCTGCTGTTGTAATAACATGCTGAGAATCTATTGTAAATGTTTGTCCTTCGGCAATTGCTATCCAAGGCCTAAGATTAATCTGTTCACCTATTAGTCCAGGGATATTAGATACATGGCTTACTAATTCTATTGGGTGTGTTATCTCTATAGAATCAGGGCCGAGCTCTACCTTACCTACTAGTGTGGTACCGTTTGCTAATTTAACTATGATAGGTTCAGACATCTAATTTTACCAGTTTATAATCGAAACCTTCTTCGTTATAAATCTTGATCCTCTCAATTAAGTGATACAAAGTATAATTCTTTTTGGACTTCCATGATAAATCATCACCAATATCAAACAAATTACATCTAGTCTTCTGTCCACCTCGTCTGAGTCCTCTACCTATACTCTGTAAATTTCTTATCCTGCTCTTACTAGGTGAAGCGAAAACAATATTATGTAAGTTCCTTATATTTATACCTGTAGAAAACGTTCCGTATGATGCAACTATTATAGCATCTTTTTCCTTCTCTGTCAATGCCCGAATTCCTTCTCTGGTTTCCGTGTCAGTACCACCATAGACAAAGAACACTTTCCTATCACCTTTAGCAGATTGTTTAATCATATCGTATATAACCTTTCCATGTTTTTCTACATACTGGAATAACACTAGAGTATTACCGTCTTGTGCCAAAGTAAGGTTCTTAATTATATTGTTCCTTGCCTCACATTTAACGATCCAATCTATCTCTTCCTGGTATGTTGACTTAGAGAGTATTTTCTTATCCTCATCCTTATGGTTTATTGTACAACATATAATCTTTAGCTCTGCTAGTTGTTTGTCGTCCATTAACTTTTTAGTTGTTGTAACTTTATGTGTCTGTCCAAACACACCTTCTAATACTAGTTTATGAGTCTTTGTGCCATCTAGAGTACCCGTAGTTCCTATTCTATAAGGTGTATTAACACACTTGTTCATAAGAGTTGTTAGGGATTTAGCCTTAAATAAATGTGCCTCGTCTCCATACATAACATCAAATTCTGCAAACCAACTCTTAGGATACTTGTAGATAGATTGCCATGTACTTATTGTAACAGGGAAGTCATTAGTCTTTTCTTTACCGCCATATATTTTATGGCAGTTGTCTTGTACCTTCCAGCCATTTGCTGTAGAATAGTCTGCAAAGTCACCGTACATTTGTTCTACCAGTGATGTAGTAGGTACAATAATTAATTGTTTCCTACCCTTTATCTGATGATAACGAATGAGGCTGTAAATGATAAGAGACTTACCACTAGCAGTAGGAGATAGTAGTAGAGTCCTTCCAGTTTTAATAGAGTGGGTGACTGCTTCTTTTTGATAGTCCCGAATCTCGATATCTTTTTCATCGCTTTGTAATTTAAGCTCCTTAGTAAATTTTTCTATGTCAAGTGTTTCGCCTATTTCAGGCATGTTAACTTCTATTGGGTACTCTAATGTTTGAGCAAACTCTTTCAAGTAAGGTAGTAATCCAATGTACAATTCTTTGGTGTACATACTATATAATCTAGCCTTGCCGTCCCACATTCTGTTTCTATACATGGGCATAAACTTGGCACCCGGTACATCGAATGTAAAGAAGTCGTTTATCTCAGAGTCGGTACTTAAATCAGTATCAACATGTAGATAAACCTCATCTTTCTTGGTAACTGTTATCATATAATTCCGTTAGTAAACTTGGTCCATTCAATGGCGTTTTTAATATCGAATGATCTACTATTAATAGACTTCATTATATAATCGCATTGTGTAAGACATGTATTAATGTACTCAACTTTATCTGTTAGTCTAATTACATCTGCATCTGTATCTAGGTACTCATTCATCTGATTATTCAAAGGAGCGTTTCCTAAGTACTGATCCCAGCCTAAATTGTTAAGTTCTTTTTGGTCCAACTCACCGCGAAAGTACTTCCACTTCACACGCCTGAGACTTAATAGATCTGATTGAGACTTTCTAAGTTGTAATTTAAATGTTGTTAATTGGTTCAGGTATTTTGAGTGTAGTTCTGGTATTCGTGTAGATTCCTGTCCTAGGTTAAGTTCATTAACCTTACAGTCTATACTCCATTCATCTTGTATTTCGTTAAGCGTTTTCACACATCACCTTCTTTATAATATATACATTATACGACTATTGACTGCTTATGTCAACGTTTAATTGTACCGTTTGGTACTAAGGAGTTTCAAGTGTGAAAGAGGTATATCTAAACATAGCCACTCCCACCATATACTCCGTGGAACCAGTTGATATCTCAAAATCTAGTCCCTGAATACTTACAGGAAACGCGTCCTTAAAGTTTATCTTTTGTATTGGGTTGTTGTTTGAATCTAAGATCATTAGTGTAGCATCACTATATGATGTAGAGCCTCCATCCGAGTCTGGGAATCTATATCCTTGTGATAGTCCGTAAGCTGCGTGTTGTTTAGAATCTTCTGGAAACCCCAACCCAACCATCCAATTGTATAGCTCTTTATAGTTAATCATGTCCTCTTGTATAAGGAATCTAATCATTAACTGTCCAAATTCTATCTTCTCGCCTGGGTGAGGTATGTCTACTAGTGGTGTTGATTGTACGGCAGGCATCATATTCATCTCTGGAATGTTAGCTGCTTGGCAAAAATATGAAACGTTTGGAATATTGTGGACTTGGAACTTAAAACCATTAGGTCGTAAGTAATCTAGCTCGTTAGGATTGTTTGAGGACCACGATGCTTCTGTTACATTTGTTATGTTGGTTGTTGTCATTTCTTATTCCTAGTTGAACCCTACACTAATACCACAACCACATGAGGATGACTGTTGAGGATTCCTATATTCAAATCCCTCATTAAGTCCTTCAACCTTCCAAGCAATAGTAGTGCCTTCTAAATACATTTCTGACATAGGATCAAGCCAAAGAGTAAAATCACCAAAGTCTATTGGTATATCTGCATCTTCACCTTTTTCTGCATAATTAAATTCGTATGCAAAACCAGCACAACCTCCACCTGTTAAACCAAATCTAACTCCTGCAACTCCTTTGTCCTTAATCTTCTTTACGACTTCTACTAATGCGTCTTCTGTAAAGTCAACAATAGGACCACGTGAAGTGGCTATCATCATTGGGTCAAACGTTTTCGGTTGTGTCAAGGTCCGGTCCTCCGTTGTGTAATCTATGGGCTTTCTTTTCGTCCCAATGTGTTAGTGCTTTTTTAATACTATCTTCTGCTAATACAGAACAATGTAACTTAATAGGCGGTAACTCTAATGCGTCTGCTATATCTTTATCTTTAATTAATAGAGCCTCAGTCATTGTTAAGCCTTTAAGCATTTCAACAAACATTGTAGAACTAGCTATTGCTGAACCACAACCGTAAGTTTTAAATTTAACATCCTCTATGATGTCTGTATCAGGATTTACTTTTAAATCTAGTTTCATAACGTCACCGCATGCTGGTGCTCCAGCCATGCCTGTAGCTACATTTGGGTCTTTAGGATCGAACCTACCTACGCCATGTGCCGCTGGATTATCTAAAACATCTTGAAATCTCTGTACTACTTTATCTGAATATGCCATTTTTACTTCCTCTTATACTGTATTTATAATACTTTATATGTAACCAGATGTCAATAGGGATAAATACCTTTTGTATAAATAATAACGTACCATTAAGGTACGTCATACACACACACACAGGAGAACAATATGACAAACACAACCAATAAATCAGGCTTTGAGATCAGAGCAGAATTACTTAATCAAGCACATCGCATGTTAAGTGAGAACAATCAAAGAGAAGCTGATGAAATATATGCTCACAACGACAGTTATCCAAATGATAAAAAAGGGCTTAAAGTTAGCCCAATTTTAGCTAGAGATATAGTAGTTGTTGCTAAAGAGCTTAACGAGTTTGTTACCCAACAATAAACTCTGATAGTCAAAGAAAAGGGCTACTTTCGTAGCCCTTTTTTTATTCAGTCCTGTTTAGGATCTTGAAGTTCGTCGGTTTGTTTATCAATCTCCGTGACTACTGTATCGACAACACCTTCAGCTGCGTCCGCTGCTGTAGATACAATGTCTGAAGCATCTCTAAGAACAGCACTACCAATGTTACCTGCTGTTTTGACAGATGTGTCTATAATGCTAGTAGTTACTTCCTTCCCACCTTCTATAACGGCTCCAATTGAAGCACATGATGGTAAGAATCCTACAAAACCGAGGACTGCAATAATAGTGAATAACTTATTCATATATTATACCTCGTTAATGTCTAAACGTTGTTGTAAAGACGCTACTATTTATAAAAGTCAAAAAAACGGGCTACTAAGTAGCCCGTTCTAATTCTATTCCTAGAAACCTAAATTACATTAAGTTTGTAACTTTAACACTTCTGTAATACTGGTTACGGTCTGCGGTGAATGTATCACCATCAGTTGTTCCGTCAGCCTGCATTACGAATGGGTTAGCTATCATACCATATCGAGTTTTAAATCCGATTTTTGGTTGGAATGTAGCAGGATCGATTGCTCTTACCATCTGTAATGGAACGTAAGGGCAGTAGAAAAGACCTGCGTCATAAGGGCTTGTGCCTTTATAACCAGCTACATAGAACTGCGATGCAGAACCACTGTTAGCTGAGTAAGGGTCAATATATACTTTATATCTACCGTTAAGTACACCAGCGAAAGTGTTGCCTGTGTCGTCAACATTTAGGTTAGTGTTCAAAGCTGGAGCGTAATCTAAAACACCGGCCATAGCCAAAGCACTAGCAACATCTGATGAACAGATGATGAAGTTACCTTTGCCACGTCTTGTGTCTTGAGCGATCACGTTAGCGTCACGTTCGATATTGAATAAAAGACCTTTAAATCTTTCTACAGACCATCTTCCGTTACTGTCGACATCTAAGTCGAATGTTCCGGCAGTTGCTGTGCTGGCAGAACCAGTTTTAGCTACTTTATAGATTGTTCTGATTACTTCTCTGTTGATTTCCGCTAGGATTTCTTGAGAGAGGATGTTTGAAAGTTCTGACTCTGCGTCTAGACCATGAACAGCTTTCAAATCTTGAGCTAGCTCTACGGTGTACTGAGCTTTTAACGCTCTGGACTTAGCCGTAACTGTAGTCTTCTCGATTGAGAATGCCATTTCTTGTAGTGTAGTCGAATCGCCAAATCCTTCTGCTGTTGCCGTTGATACGCCATTTCCCGTGGTGTAAGTACCGTCAACTGGATTAGATCCAGCGTGTGTACCTGCGCCTGAGAAGTCAGTGTCTGCTTCGTTGAATAAAGCTTCAGTTCCAGCTTGTGTGCTGTAATGAGACTTCATTGCAAAAATAAGTCCTGTAGGACCAGACATTGGTTGTACGCCGCATACGTCATATGCCATCAAATTAGGTAGTGCACGTCTTACGAGCGATATTAATATCGGATCGTAGTTGTCGACGCCTGAACCAGTTTGGTTAGCGTGTGTAGCCTCGAAAAGAGCTGCTTTTTCCTCGCGGAGTGCTTTCTCTTGGTTTTCTAGGACTACTGTGGTTACAGCTCTCTTATAAGGATCTGAAATTTCTTGTAATTCCGGATGCTCGAGTACTGGTTGCCACTTCTTTTGTAGTTCTTCTGAAAGATACATCAGTTTCTCCTTGTTTATACGTTTGTATTATGTTTTATAATAACTCTATTATTTATAAAATTGTTAATTTATAACCTTAACTTCCGAACTTTTTGCTTTGAGTAATGCCTTGTACATATCTACTCATTACAGTGTTCTCAGTTAATGTTCCCTGATCAACGCTATCTTCTAGCTTTTCACTATCATCTGCTTTCGCTTTAGGAAAGTAATTTTCCTTGATAACATTTAGTTTCCTTGTATACATTTCCTTACTGTCAAACGTAATGTCTTCAATAAGTGATGCAAACTTTTCCACCTCTGTTTCAGCTAGATCGTCAACCACAGAACTAAAAATAGTTTGTTTAAGTAGTTGTTCTCTGTCTTCGCTGATTGCGACTGATTTATTAATCTCTTCATCTAATTTAGATTTTAACTCTTCAATCTCTTGCTGTTGATTAGTCAACACATCGAGTTTGTCTTCAGGTACATCAATATAATGTTCCGTGAATACTTGCTGAAGGCCTTGTATAAAGCTCTCAGTAATTTCGTTGCGTAGTCCGTTCTCAATAGCTAGCTCGTTTTCAGCCATCCACTGCTCAGTTACATAACTGAGGTATTTGTCGATGTTTTCAACAAGTTTTTCTTTTGCCTCGTCGAAAGCTTTATTAGCTTCCTCTACCAACTCTGCTTCAATTCCTGAAACTTGTTGGTTTACTCTGGCCACAACTGTAGCTTCAAATAATGATGCTGCTTGTGTTTTAAATTCTTCTGAAAGATGTTCTTCGTCTGCAAATAAGTTAGCAATGTCTTCCTCGAACAAAGTATCTACTTCTAACTCTTCGTCTGATTCGTCTGTAATAACATCTTCTGCTACTACTTCTTCATCGGACTCTTCGTCTTCTGTAATTACTTCGTCTTCACTCTCTTCACCGTCAACGATTTCTTCGCCATCTACATAAGTATCTTCTTCTAAAGCTTCATCTTCCGACTCTACTTCTTCTTGAGCTACATTACCTTTAGACGATGCTTGTGCAACAACAGATTGTGTTGGTGTACTATCGTTATAGTTAGGTGCCTTACCGGCGCCTGAGTTTGAAGGACGAGGGGCACTACCAGCTTTTGCTGATGCTTCTTTTCCTACCGCGCTAGTCAATCCGCCTTCAGGGTTCGCTGAACCGCTAAGGTCTTGCTGATCTGGATTTGGATTGGAGTTGCCTTGTAGGGGATTTGTAGCATCACCATTACTAGAATTATCTAGAGGACGATTTGCCGCTCCTTCTTCTAGTACTTCAACAGACTCGGATTTAACCTTGCCTTCTAGAAGTTCTCTGATTTTGGATTCTACTCCCATTTTACTTCTCCTTTTAGGATTATGTTTAATTAATATAATCTAATAAACTATTTATATTTATACAGATTTCTATTAGAATTTAGACAGTTTATCTAAAAAATTGCTAAATACTTGTAACTTAGCTTCCTCTAGATTAGCACTAGACGTTCTCTGAATCAACCCTTTCGATTCTTCGATGTCTTGTTCTGTCCACTTATTATTAATGAAGATCCATTCCCTTCCTTCCATTATACCGGAAACAAAAGCGTCTGGAGCGCTAGGATCCGCAACAATATCTGCTGCTGTGGCAAGCATAAAGTCGTTCTGTACTTCATTAATGCCATTCCTCTCTTTCAAAGAGCCCAATCCTCTGGAGCTAACTCCAAGCTGAGCGCCTTCGCTAATAAGTTCTTTTACAATACGACCCATAGGCGTGTCCATCACTTTTGCCTTACCGATCCAATTGTTGCCGTCTTCCCGAAGGGAGACAATCATGTGTGATACACGATCTAAATTAACTGTAGGTCCTTCTGGGTGTCCCAGTTCTCCATAAGCTCTTTTAGTATCTACGTTTTCTCTAACGTAACGATTGACTTCAGTTCGCATAATATCCTTGGGATACATACGGCCGTTTTTGTTTGTTAAATCTGATTGTAAAAACACACCTTCTATAAAGACATTAGGTTTCTTAGGATCCTTAGTCTCTTCTGTGAGGTAGTTAATACTTTCGTTAAATTCTTTGATTAGTCTCATTGTGACTCTCCGTTAACCTAGACTTCCACCGTTATAAACACTACCTGAATCGTTGGTGTCTAATGGTGCGTCTTGGTGTTGTTGTGAACCATATCCAGAAACTTTAGCACAATCAACTATAACAGTACCGCCAGCTCCGCCGGCTATAACTACTTCTATATCTGATGTTGCTTCTGAGTTGTCTGAAAATCCGTACATATCTATGTTACCGGACTCCGTAAGTTCGTATAGTACGACGGAGTTACGTTGCACCTTAGCGGATGCCCCGGATGATAGTGTCCATTTAAGGCCTTTAATGTTAACTGCAGGGGAGTTCTGTGACTCTGATGATTTCTTTAGTGTTGTTGCTAAAGCAATGGTACCGGTAGCTGCAGTCCCCCTTACAGATACTACACCCTGTACTTGGGTTAGTTTTAAATTATTTACTGTGACTGCCATGATTGTTTCCTATGTTAGTTGTTTAATATTTTTTCTTGTGGTTCATGTGTGGGCCTTCTTCTAAGATCTCCACATTGGAATCATTCACATCAACTGTTTCTATACCGTGTTCAAACATTACTGAATAACTCGATACTCTACCAAATTCATCTGGTGCAGAATGTTCACCATGTATTGGTGTACCTTCTTTCCATTCTTTGTGCATTATTTTTGAAGCACAAAGATGTTTGTCTCCTTCTAAAGAGCCTGCTGCTACTCCATCTACTGGAGTCTCTACAATAACTCTTTCTCTATATTCTTTAAGTGTTTTCATCTTCGACTGGTCTCCCTGTAGTTGTATCAATATCCACAAGCGCATCATCTAATGAGACTCCAGTAGGTTCCATATTAGGATCTACACTCTTGGAGAAAACAGCCTGTGCTTTCTCTTGTCTCAAAGTATCTAACGCATCAGTAGTTCTAGAGTGCATTAAATCAGCGAACTGACTCTGTGCATCTGCTGAATTACCTGAGATTATGTTGTTTAACATATCTGTTGTAGTTACCTCAACCTCTTGTTCTGTTGTTGTTTCTTCTGTCATTTTATTCTCCATTATCTGGGCCTGGTGGAGGAGTATCTCCGCCTGGTACATCATTACTTATATCACCTTCAGGTGCCGGTTGATCCGTCGGCACTTGTTGTAAGGGACTCCATTGATACTGCCTACTGTACTGTGGCTCTGCCATAATCTCAGTTTCTATTGTATCAATCTCTTCATCTGTTAAGTTAAGCACATTCTTTTGAATGTAACGCTTACTAAAAAATGTTCCTATATAAGCAGCTAGTCCGTTTAATACTTCTACTCTGCTTCTCAAAATCTCTTGTTCTTTAGACTCTGTGTAATAAGCATCTGTGGCAAACTCAAATTCTATATCATCTTTGATGTCTGTCCAATCTTCTTCTGTAATAACACCTTTTAGTAAGAGCTGTGTATGCAAAAGATCGCTTAACAATACTGAGAACTTTCTCCTTAACTTGATGATGAATTTTGTAAACTTCATCTCGTCTCGGTTTATCTCAGCAGCTCTACCAAAATTAAGTCCTGCTTGTTGTTCTAAACGTGATACAGGAATGTTTAATGACTGATACAATTTACGTTGAAAATATACTACGTCTTCAATCTGCCCTAGGTTTTGTCCTGCTGGCAATGTATCAATACTTGTTCCTGTTCCACCTTCTCTTCTGGGTAACCAAAAGTCTTCAAGCATGGACATAAACTTCTTATCATCTCGGATCTCGCCTGTGTTAGCATCGTATACTAACTTGTTTCTATACCGATCCATGATGTCTTTCATGTACTGTTCAGCCTTCATCTTAGGAAGGTTACCAACATCTACATAAAATATTCTTCTTTCAGGAGCTCTTGTAATCCTATAAATTACAACTGCGTTCTCCATCATTCTTAACTGGTTTGCTGGCCTAATTGCCTTATGCAAATATGATAACGCTATATTCTTATCGTGATCTACTAAACCACTTGGTGCGTATGCTATAGCGTCCTTCGTAATCTTCAGCCCTTGCTGATTTTCCGGTGCAACATATGCGCCTGGTTTTGAGGTAACCCCTTTATCATTATAGATAAAGAACTCCTCAATCTCTTTAATAAACAATATGCCTGAAGGATTCTTTTCCTTCTTAACTTCTCGTACCTTTCTAATCTTTCTAGGGTCAATGTATCTTACATCTTTAATCCCTGCCTTGGGATTCTCTAGATCGATTACTTTATGAAAGAATAACTTACCGTCTATATACCAACGTCTAAAATAATCTTGAGCTTTATCTTTAAAGTCCAACATCATTTTGATGTCATCAAATTCCTTCATAATAGACTTACGAACTGACGAAGACAACTTGACGTTGTCTAGGTTAAGTTCCACTGGAGACTCGTTCTCCAACTGAGCAATGCTCTCATTAATAATATCTTCAATAGCTGTATCAACGTCTGCCATCCCGGCTATGTCACGATACCTCTTAATTAATTCAGACTCGGTTTGGGCAACGCCCTCCAAATCCATGTAGGTACCGTAGTAACCGCCTGCGCGTATACTCTCAATAGCACCGTCTTCGGAAGGGGCAACAAACGATTTCTCGTTTGAAGCCTTATCCTCTTTCCGCTTAATCTCAAATCCAAATAAATCCATAATTTTATATCCTGTTTCCCATTACTGGGGCCAACCTATGTGTTTGTATAATGCTGGTACTGGAAAGTAACAGTAAATTCTTCAATTACATCGTTTTGTGCATATTGTAATGCAATCTCAGACATGTTAATCGGAAATGCATCATGTAAAAGATACGTTCCTAATGGTAATGGTTTATCATTTCTGTCTAAATGTTCGACTGTTAAGTCCACTTGATATTCAGCTGGTGTCAATGCTTCAGCACCGTTGTCTACCTTGTCATTCATTATTTCCATCCATTTTTCAAAGGGCCCTCTCAAAGACTGATTAGTATCATTAATGATAGTAATTGTCCATGGATCAAAAATCCTTTCGCCTGCTAATTTAACTTCCCT